TTTAGCTACCATTTTTTACAGCTCCAGTATCGTGCTGAAAATTTATCTTTTGCAGTGTCGCAGTTGTGGCGCGCTCTAAAACTAGCTCGCCGCTCTGGTATAGATTTTTTGATCGTCATATTCGGATCGCCAAACCTAACCAGTTTTACGTCGTCGCCTTTCTTGGCTAAGACAGCGAACTTCTTGCTGCCTCCTGAGGTTCTTTTAGGCTTGTTATAACCTGAAAAAGTCTCGCCTCGATAAGCTACACGCCCAGAGGGCGTGCGTTTAACTGACTTCGTAGAGGCCATTAGGCCGCCACTCCGCCCGCGTATACCAAAGTCACACTGGTTATCTGGACATCGGTTGCGTCAATAAAAGCACCTGAATCGAACAAGGCTCCGCCGTCTGGGATATCTATCTCATACTGTCCGGCCGCTGCAGGGGTATGAATAGTGATCAAAGACGTAGCCGAGTCTGCTGCACCGTTTCTAATTTCAAAAGAAGAAGCAGTAGCAGTACAGGTGTAATAAATGCCATATAGACGAGTTCGACCAGATACGGCCGCCACACTGATAGCGTTTCCACCCACAGGTATTTTGGTTACTAGCTCAATATTGCTTGCGCTCATAAGTTACCCCTATTAAATGAGAAACTTAGGATAGGTTGTTGTTTTGGAGATACATAACAGTAACCGTTCCGGCGCCCGTGCCATCACCACTAGCCCCTGTGAAATCCGCAAGAACTTCTAGGTCAGTAGTGCCAACATTAGTGGCTTCTGTGTCCAATGTGCCGTGAGTTGTACCCAAAGCTTTGACATTTACCACGTCCAGAAAAGCATTGGCATCTGCGGCGGTGCCTACCGATACGGTAGCCGCACCCGTGTCAGTATTAGCAGTGGTGACGTTTAAGATAACGTCAATTATTTGAGAGTTTGCAGGGACTATGGCAACTCTTTGGTTTAAAGCACTGGCGCCTGTAATATCTACGATAATAGACTGAGCCATTGTTACAAAACCCGTATTGGCGACGTTTGTGCCAACTGTAGTGCCTATAGTGTCTTTGATAGTTCCGGCTTTAATAGGGCCTGAAAAAGTAGTTGTAGCCATTAGGAGAACCTCACATGCGAGTTAATTTGGGGTGCATCTGTCTGCATGTCGTCAGCCGGAACTGTCAGATACACCGAATGAGTCCGGTATACTGGATTATATAACACTTATTTGCGTAACGCACAAATAAAAAAGGCCCGTCTGTGGGGACGGGCCAACTTCTCAAGGGATACTGCAATTTAAATCTAACACTAAATCCGAAACAAAAGAAAGGGGGCCGAAGCCCCCTTTCTAGTTCCTACCACTCCGTTATGGAGTGCCCGGCGATCCGAAGATGCCACGTGGGTCGCTGAAGCCAAAGCTGTAGCGCTCACGAGCCTTGTAACGAACATTGCCGGTGTCGAAGTCGCCTTCAAAACCAGTTTTGATCCCTACACGGTTAAACATCTTCATGCCGTTAGGCGCGTCAGTCATGATAAAGAACGCATCAGGGTCTGTGAGGTAATGGTTTACCTTGTAGCCCTGTGGAACCATACCCATGTTACGCACGGCGTTGATGTCGTTATCAGCAGTGCCGACACGAAGAGTAGACTTCATGATGCGGTCTGCTGTGAACTGAAGCTCCTTAGGGATAATCAGCTTAGTACCTTGAACAGCAATCTTCAGGCCGCGCTCGTCAGTGAACGCTGCGATGTCGATAAGAGCCTGCTCAAGAGAAGCCTCGCTAAGGTCTGCCGCAACAGCCAACTCGTTTGCAAGATCAGGTCCACCTAAAGTGGGGTGATCTGTCGCACAGAGAGGCTTGCCGTCACCGCCAATAGAGGTAGTGAAAGCGTTGTTGAGGATAGAAGCAGCTTTAATCTGCTTTGTTGTCGCCATTGAACGAGCGAGCGCCTTTGTGTAACGAGCCGATAGTCGGTCGTACAGGTTGTCTTCCACTGCCTCTTCAGTCAGTGAGAAGGCCAAAGCCACTGTTTCGTGAGTGTAGCGAGCAGTGTAAACCTCTTGGGCTTGATCGAATGCAACACCCGAACCCTCTGATTTAACTGGCGCTTCGCCAAACCCGGATAACATCACCTCCTCTTCAAAGGCTCGGTCCGAAGACTCTGTCTCGTAGATTTCAGTATGCTCGTTGTCGTAAGAACTATATTCGAGGCCAAACAAAGCGTTTAGACCCGGCTCTAGCTCTTTTACTAGTTGTGAACGTGATATAGCCATGACCTAAGTCTCCTATTGACCTGCAACACCGGCAGAACCGTAAAGGTGCTCGTTAATTTTAACTACAACCACCGCGTTTGCGCCGACTGCGTTGTTAGGCACGTCCCAAAGACCAATGACCTTAAGGTTAAGTGCTGCAGTAGTAGCAATGCTTGATGTATCCAACTCGTTCGCTGAAACACCTGTTGTAGTGCTGCCCGTTCCAATAACGATGTCAGCGTTCAAACCGTAGTTTGTAACGGCTGAAGTGCCATCGTTTTGGATAAGGAACATCTGGCTAGGATCATCAAGTACGTCTGCGGTGATCTTACCCTGAGTGATGTTCACTGAACCGGGATAGTAGTTTGAGAACGTGGGTTTGCCAGTGGTTGGGTCTGTGTAGAAACAACCATTGAACACGCCGACCGCCGCTGTGTGAGCCGAAGGGTCGAATTGGAGAATGTAACCATCTTTCAATGTGACTAGGTCACCTTGGAAAATAGCTCCTGCTTGGTTGTCCGCAATTTCGTAACCGTACTGCTTCTGGCTACCAGTGCCAGAAAGGTTACCAAGCGGACGTAAGCCAAAGGCTTTGTCTGCATTTGCCATGATAAATGTCCTCTAGAATTAAGATTACTCGGAACCCGATCTTGGGCCACCGAGGCTTACTTTGGACTGTCTTTCCGGCGAGTTGATCTTCATTGACGAGTGTGCATTCGTCTTCAACATGTCGTTATCGACTGCCCTTATCTGATCATGGGTCCGTGAAGAATAAAATTGTCGACGCTCTTCTGCTGTTTCATCGGGTATTCTAGCTAACAACAATCCGCCCACAGAGATTACCCCTGCATGCTTGCCGTCATCTTGAACACCTGAGTCAAAGTCAGGGTGCTCGTCCGCTCTAACCAGTTCATACCCCTCTCGGAGCTTTCCTGCGATGTTAGTACGGTCGTCTACCCCGCCTGATTCAGCCCTGATCCAACGGTGCTTGTAGCCCGCAGGCGCAGGAGGCGCGTCTAATCGTGAAGGAGGTGCCCAAGGTTTACGGCGCGTAGTGGTCTCACGGGTATCCGAATCACGAACACTACGATTAAGTTTTGGCACGTTTTTCTCAGTCATTTAAATTACTCCTTAACGTATTTGGCATATTCTTCAAGTGGGACCCCAAGTTTTTTTGCTATCGCAACCTGACTGGGACTCAACCTTACAGAGCGGCGTGCTGAGTTGTTTACTCCCGAAGATCGGGTTGCAGGGGCTACCGTTTGCACGGGTCGGTTAGTCCTGTTGTTTTGTTGCGTAGGCTCAATGCCATATTCACTAGGAAATATTTGGCTCATCCTACGGTCGATCTCACTATAGTACTCGTCGGTGCTTGGGTCAAACCCTTCTTTTTGGATTAAATCCATGTGAATGCCCCTAACTGTGTGGGTCATTACCGTATTTTGACCAAACCAAGTATTTTTTTCTGCCCAGTCCTCAGCCTTCATATCTGGCTCAGGCATTCTTGGGCGTAGTATTTCGGGTTCTTCCTTTGGCTGTCTAGGGGCTTGAGCTTCTTGCTGACGCCGATTTGTCGTCTCATTAAGCTTGTTTTGTTCCCAGACCATAGACGTAAGACGCTGTTGAGCCTCTGTTTCAGTGTCTATGTCGCCCTCTTCACGAGCTTTTTTGATTACCTGTTTAAGGGCTATAAGATGGCTGTCAACACGGCCTTGGGCTTCTTGCAGCCTTTCCGTGTCCGTCTTCCTATACTGCTCTTCGAGAGTTTCGTTTTGCTGTTTTACGTTGCGCGCATAATCAAGAGCAGCTTCTTCTCGGCGCTGTGTTTCTCTCAAACGAGCAGTAAGCTTGTCTATTCGCTTCTTAACTTTATCTGAATAGTTATCTAATTCTTCTTCTGCGGGGGCCGCTTTTTTAGCCTCCTCCTGTACTACTTCCGCCTCTTCTTCTACCGCTAATTTAGCGTCAGAGCCGTCCTCATTCATCTCAATGGTGGCTTCCTGCTCATCTTCGCCAACATTAAAGTCTAACTCTTCTGTCATTGATTCACTCATAAAAAGCCTCCTTACATATGTAGAATGTCTTCAGGGTCGTTTACTAACCCTAAGATTTCATCGTCGTTTAACAAACGAATCTCGCCACCATCTATCTGAATCCGAGACCCTGCGTATCGACCAAAGATTACCCAGTCCCCTGCTTTACACCACGGGCCATAGGGGAATTTAGACTCGTCAGCATAAGATAGGTCCCCTACCTTCAACACGTACCCGACATTAGTTGCCAGTTGTGTTCGTTGACGGGTCTCATCCGCAAGCACAATTCCGCCTTTAGTGGTTTTAGCGCCACGATAAGGCAGGATAGCTAGTCGCCATCCAGTGGGTTGCGGAATAAGGTTTAAAACAGAGTCGGAAAGGCCATGTTCAGCGACTTTTCCTTCTTCGGTGTACGCATCGTCAAGAGTCAGCTTAGTGCTTTCGGCTTCTTTGTCTTTAGCCTCAGCTTTCCACTTTTCCTCTAAGGGCGTAAGTTTCATTTCAGGTTCCATATAGGTCTCTCTGGTAGGTTAAAATTCTTCTGAATGTTTATCCAATTTGTCTCGGATAATCTGATCCACAAGCTTTATGCCTTCCAGACGGCCCATAAGGAAACGGTAGCGTTCCATGTCGGTAATAGTGCCATTGAGCACTAGTGCCTCGGAGTCTTCCTGTAACTTCCTAACTTCTTTCAATACGCTTTCAGCGAATTCAAGCATGGTCGTTTTTCCATGAGAGCAGACAGTTTAAAGCCACCGTCTGGGGGCATACTTAGTAAATCTTTACTGGGCGGTTCCCGTCACGCTTTTTAACGGTCCTAACTGCCCCACCAGACTTCATCTTGTTAGATTTGCCTGCTGTATTCAGAGCAATGGCTACAGCTTGTTTTTGAGCTGCAGCTTTGTTCTTAGGTTTACTGGCGCCTATTTTACCCTTTTTTGCGTAAGTTCCAACCAGTTCACCTACATTTTTACTGATTGTTTTACTACTAGAGCCTTTTTTAAGCGGCATTATCTTTTTCCTTGGTTAGAAGCGTCAATTCTTTCTCTGGCAACATTCGCTCTTTCCTGCGCTATTTTCTGCTGAGACTCTATTCGGGCTTGGTTGGCTTCCGCATTTTGAACAATTCTAGCCTCATCAAGCTTAACACCTTCTTGTTTGAGTGCTATGTCCGCTTGGTCTTTAGCAGCACGCTGCTCTAGCTCCTTGGCCTTCAATGCTACTACGGGGTCTTCGCCTGTTCCCTCGCCAGAGAGTTGGCCTTGGACGTTTTTCATTTCCATCATGCCCTCGGCAACCTTGATCGAGACCATTGCCTCACGTTGAAGGTCAGAAACCATGTTGTCAGGGTCTGCACCGTACTCTGCGAACAACTCTGCCTCCATACCCTCTTCCGCTTTTAACCTGATGTGGTCAAGAATATGTTTTTGCAATTCCGCCGAACCGAGGGGATTAGCCTGCATAAGAGGTGACATGCCCATCATCAGGTGAGCCGCAATATGTGCGTCGTGTTGTTGACCGGCAAAAGCCTTTAACGACTTGTTGTCCGCCGCGTCAGCGTTCTCACTTGCAGGGTCCTTGGGTAACTGGTTAGCCTCCATCTTCAGGATGCCGTCAATGTCTCGGACGTTCATCGCCTGATAGACACGGT